CGTGAGTTGTGTGCGACAAGAGCATCGAGAGAGACTGTCCTCCCCACTGGCTGGGCGCGGAAAGACTCCAGTCCACAACATCAGACACCGTGCCTCTGGCCGGTAGCTCCCTTATGTTCGTCTTTCGGACAGAACAGGAACTACCCACTGGATTTTCAGAGCATGACCGATCTGCGTCTTATTCAGATTTAGATCGGGTGCTTCCAGAAGGGGATACATCTGACGTGTGGAGGGAGTCTAACGACTCACTGTGCGTGGGGAACCAAAGTTCAGGGGACCAATCCGTCACCTTGGCATGTTCTCAAAGAGGGAATCTCTCAAGTCTTGTCATACATCATCCACGACCCGGATGAGGCCATCCGTACATTAGAGGTACGGGACGCTGCTACGGAGCAGCGGATTCGGGGGCCTAAGCCCTGCGGGTCCAACCAGCCTTTCGAGGTGTTTGGCAAAAGTCGAGCAGTGTCTCATAACTCACAGGTGTGAGGTGATTCATTGCTTTCTTCGCCAACGCTACAACGGTTCGGTACCTATCATGTGACATGGAGTCATCAGGGTAAGTACCGTAGCCGAGGTAGTCCCGAAAAGCCGGCAAGGGTGGAGGGGTTTCCTCGTCTGCGGGAAGCCAATGGTACGAATAGCCGAGTGACTTGTAGGCCTGCGTGCAGGCTTGAGTCCACTTGGCGTTCGCGAGAGTGGTCTCTGTCGCGTTTCGCGGAGCGTATATAAGCACATCTTCTGGCTCAGGACGAGTCAAGAGATATGTCGCGACCGCCAGCCCCGTGGGGCTGATCTGGTCGTATGTACGCTTCGTAAGCGGGAGACCCAGACCTCCTAGCTGTTCAGGTGTCCACCAGGACCTCGACGTCCTCTTAAGGACATCGATGTTATTCCTGATGAACGCACTGAGTAGCAGGTCTGCTTCTTTCTCTTCATGGTGTTCTGTGAGCGTTCGCGCCATAGCACCCAGTCCGGAGAATTGACCCTTGTAATTCGTACGAGTCGTAGACTTACCAAAGGTTCCTCCATCACCCACTGAGCGCCACCGACCGAAGGCAAGATTCAGCCTCCAAGGGTAACTACGTTCAAACTGCGCATCGCTGGAATCCCGAATGTAAAACTCGGAATTAAGGCAACACACATGTGTATGGACGTAATTCTTCCCTAGAGACGGTTTCAAACCGACTGTCGATATGTGGCTCGCCCAGTCCTCAAAGTCCGTATCTGAGGACATCATCACATCATCACCATTCACCATCAGCGGAAGGTCCGCGACAGGGCTCTCAAGAGAGGGATCGAGGTAAAGACGATTGACTGCGGCATTCAGGATACATAACACCGGAAACGATAGGTAGCTGCCCATTAACTGGCCAGTTTCCTGATCGAATTCGGATTCGTTATGCTCCAAATGATGCCTTGTCAACATGGGGACTAACCCCAGGTATCGTCTTACCCAATGTCCTCCAAGAGAGTTGTCATCGGTTGCGTGGGCGTAGAGCCGACGCGTGATACACTCGAAAGTGTATTCAGACCATTCTGGATCGAGGGTGTCTGTCGCTCCCTTGTAGTCGCCGGAAAGTAGGTACTTTCCTTTCATACGATCTACATCATCGACACCAAGCGGCCGGCACATGAGCTCAAATGTAGGATGCTTGGGCATTTGTTGGTAGACGAGCCTATTCCATGCTTTCGCACGGTAATAGGGTTCCGCCTCCCCAATGGATACCCATCGCACCTTACAAGCTTCGAGCACAGATGCCGTTCTAGCGCGAGCCCGTGTCCCAGCTGGAATATAACATCCACTGAGTTCAACAGGCTTGCCATAGAAATGTTTCAAACCGCTCTGTGGGTGGTACAGTATGAACAAGAGTTCGGTCGGAACAAGTCCATTTTGATAGGACCGTTCGACGAGCTCCTGAGCTGCACCCCCTTCTCTGCGACCCCGCTCATAACAAGAGGAAATCGAGGGTGTGACCTCATCGTCCCGAAAGGCATGGGGACTGACTGGCTTGATGGCCTCGTTCACGGTTAGCTGAATTGCTTTCCGCAGACGGGACTCATGCCACTCAAGACCCTCCTCTCGGAGACGTTGAAGTACACGTTCTCTCCAAAAGCCATGAGGTGTTTGGCCACCTTCCTCCTCCACACTTCCACCTTGACCCTCATCCCACCCCTTAAGCCAGCTGCACAGTTGGTCGTCCGGCGAGGGTGGGGTCGCGGAGAGAGACTCCTCGTAGTCTCTCGCGCTCCCGTCGATAAAGTTCTTTGAAACGGGAACGGTAGCGTCCTTTAGCTTTAGGATGCTTTCCGCAAATTTGAGTTGTTTCCTACGAGGACACTTCCCTTGTGCCCCCTGAGAAATCCGTGAGATGATGAACCGACGTACTCTTCTACCAAAGAGGTAGGTGTAGTCAGTTCCCTCCTTCTGTGCTGGCAGGGGGTTCCCGAGTAATCGGGCCATCGGCCAACAGCAGAAGTTCTTGACGGTCTTCTCGAGGAGTCCAACTCGCTCCAATGCCACTAAACCACCTATAACCTCCTTGGTATCGGAGGAAAAGGAACCGAAAATCTTCTTGGTAGATGCGCTCTCACCAGTCTTTAATGACAGCAAGAGGGCGCCCGCATCCATTAGTCGATTTACGGCACTGATCGCATAATCGCGGTCAGATGGTTTGGCTGGCACCGAAGTAGATTGTGCGATCAACCCCCTGGGAAAGGAAGGTTGATGGTCGTCTACCACCAGTACGATTTCCGCAAGCAGGGAATCACCCGCCATTGGAATTTATTTCACTGACTCGTTCTCGTAACG